GCAAATGCAACTGATCTACCAAGCAAGGCAAAGGCACCTGCTGCACCTGCACCAGTTGCTGCTCCTGCTCCTACTTCAAATGATAGCTTGACTGTTACTTACGGTCAAGACCTTGGCAACAACTTTGGTGCAAAGGTCGATGATGCTTATGGCGTAACCTACAAGCACAATCTTGGTGCTGGTTTCTCTGTAAGTGGTGCAGCAAGCACTACACAGGCTCCTAATGCGCTTTTAAAGCAGAACATTGAAGCACAAGTTGGCTATTCACTACCAGCATTTTCTGGTATTGCTGTAAGCGGCAAGGCTGGTATCGGTGAACGTTTTGTTGACACTGGTAACTTCCCATATTTCGCTCTTTATGGTAATGCAGACTACAAGGTAATGGATGGTCTAACTCTTAATGCTGTTCAATATCGTTATCGTAGTGCTGTTGACACTGGAACTTATGGTTATCAAAGCCATCGTCTTGGAACTGGTGTAACTTATGACATCACTCCAACTTATAGCGTAAGCGCAACTGTATATCGTAGCTTTGATACTACATCAAGTTTCAATGCAACTGGCGATGCTTTTGCACTTGGTCTTACTGCAAAGTTCTAATATAATCTAGATAGAATAAAGAAAAGGCGGGATTTTTCCCGCCTTTTTTATTAGTAATACAAAATATATTTTTTTTAAAGTATAACGCCCTCACGATAAAGACGATTGAACTCACGAATAGCAGAAAAGTTAATACGTTTGCCAGTTTTTGTAGGAACTTTGCCACTAGTAGCAATTCCATATTGGCGACCACGCTCATAGCACCATTGTGCTGCACCATGAGTATTCACATCCCACTTGTCATAATCTGGATCAAATGTACGACCAGCAAGCACGTCTTGCACACCCTTTGTAAAATAGCGGTTATGCAGTATGGTAGAAATCTTTGCCTTACGTGTGTTTGTCTGTGCCATAACCGTTCTCCATCAGTTGAGTATAATTTAATATAACACAGATTAAGAAACTGTCAAGGGTTATTTTTTACCTACATAAGTCATAACGTAGGTAGTCGTGCCATCAGGATGCTTGTGGCTACGAACGATAGCCCAACCACGACCATGCAAATCACGCAATTTCTTGGTGGTATAGGCGGGTTTTCCTGTAAAAACCATTGTTTTCTCCATCAGTTGACCTTATATTATTACAATACCATATATTTCAGGACTGTCAAGCACTTTTTTTCAATAATCTATCTATTTTTGCCTTTGCACCCTTACTACTTTTGGGGAAATTTTCAAGGCTTGGTGTCAACATTTTGACAGGTTCTGGCACGGGTTGGGTTGGCGGTGTCATAATATTGACAGGTTCACGGTATCCATTTGCTTCACGGTTTGGTGCATCCGCAATCCAACGGTCAAGATCAATTATTGCCTCTACTGTATAAAAAGCAACAAGACCAAAAGTAATTACAAGAAGTATAATAAAAAACCAAAACATAATATAAATCTATCATAATTTAGCCATTTGTCAAGTTTTTTGCAGCCAATCTATAAAATGATTTGGAAAAATTTCTAAATTAAGACTTCTTCGTTTAGCAAATTCTAATAAAAAAGAATTAGTGTTTTTTTTAATATTATAGTTACTTTCAGGTTTTATTAAATTATGAATAGTATTTGTATAAACTCCATAATCTGTATTATAAATTAATCTTTTTGATTTTTCATCTAACACTTTAGGATTTAGGTAATCAGGATCATTACAAACACTAACAAAAATAGATTTATTATAAAAATACTTAATAAAATCATAAAAACCAAAAATTGTTAAATTGCTTATGACAGAATTAAAGCTGTAGCTTATATTGTAACTTTCTAAAATTTCTATATTTTTAATAAAATTTTTAAAACTATTACCATATCTATTGAATTCATAAAAGTCATTGATGTTTTCAGCACTTATTACTATAGAAAATTGTTTTGTATCAAGCTGATTAAGAATATTTGTTAATCTTTTACTATTAACACCCAATCCACTGTAAATTACAACGTTACCTGTGAGTTGTTTTAATAAGTCCACTAAATTATTGTTTAGAAATGGCTCACCGCCAGTAATGTTAATGTTTTCACAATTAGAATATTGTAGTGCAGAATCTAGTAACATTTTATAATTTTTTGAATTTTTAATTATTTTGTGACCAGCTTTCAATACTAGCTTGTCATTCGTGGTTATTGTAAATCTTGCATCATTATCAAAATATACACCATTTTTTTGTATATCACGTAACCAAGAACTACTATACTCTTTACAGCAATAAGAACAAGTTAAATTGCATGCAGTGTTTAATGATAAAGTAAGTTCTTTTGGCACACAATGTGTATTATTGTTTGTTTTTTTAAAACCATTTTTAGATTGTCTTCTGCTGTGTCCATTTTCGTTTTCTGCCGTATAACATACATTACAACTTGAAACTAATAAGTTTTCTACCATGTTGACTCTATCTTTTATAATAGAAGGATGATTAAAAAGTCCAGTGGGATTACTTTTAAGCCAGTTTGTGTCTACCTTGACACTAATTGCACTACAGCAACTATTAATTTCTTGACGTTCAAAATTAACCAACAAGTTTTCAAATTTTTGACTGCAATAAAAATTCATGTAGATTACTTAACTTTTTTGTTATATTGTATATTTTTTTTAAAAAAATGGTATTTTATGGTGATTTTTCAATTACTTATGTAAATTATAATTAAGGACTTGACAAATCCTTAATTTATGGTAATTTACATCTACGGGCAATTCTGCCCTATTGAAAGTTGGAGTGTTATGTTACAGGAGTATGAATACGAAGTAAGACATCTTTATTTCGGATACGGAATGAATACTAATAGGGATCAAATGGCTAGCCGTTGCCCTGACAGCAAACTTATTGGTGCAGCAATTTTGCCAGGCTACAAGTTTGTTTTCCGTGGACATGCGGATGTTGAACTGGATTGGGAAAGTCAAGTTGAAGGAGTGCTTTGGGAAGTTAGCGATAACGACCTTATTGCACTTGACCGTCTTGAAGGATTTCCATCATATTATCTGCGTCAACGTGCTTGGGTTGAATCCCAAGACGGTTATGGCGTTGCGTGGGTTTATATGATGAATGAACAAGACTATACTAGCAACCCCAGTAAAAGCTACTATGATTTGTGTTTTGAAGGATACACCCAACATGGTGTGCCAACAGAACAGTTGACAAAAGCCCTGATCGGTGATATAAACCAATTTCAAGGTAAGGATTGGGATTATTTCAACGACCAACAGGATTGGTCTGGTAGCAACTGGTCAAACAACAGGAAGTATATATGGTAAACCGATTGATGATCGCTAAGAAACCACAGCGTAAAGTATCTACACCTAAGTTTTTGGACGAGAAGTTTACTGGTCCAGAACCAAAGTGGGATAGTGCCAGTAAGTGGACTGACGATAAAAAACGTCAGGAAATTACACATGCCTTTTATTTCTACAATTATTATATGACCGCTGGTGATATGCGGAAATATGTTGTAGAGTTTGGGCAGAAGTATTACAAGTGGGGCAAAGCAGAAATTTCTGCTTTTGCTGAATGCGATGACAATCGGGTCGGTATCACAATTGGTAGCGCCAGCAAGATGATCCTTAATGGCGCACCATTGGCATATGATGCTGAATATATTGTAAACAAGTTGGATGAATTGCTTGCATATGGTCGTGAAAAAATTGCTACCAAAAAAGTAGTTAAGGATGTGCCAAAGCGCACAGTCAAGGATCATGTTGCAGAAAAGTATAGTGATACAGTAGGCGACATTGAAGCATTTTATGATGAAATGATTGATGGTGCAAGTGCTTTGCCTGATTTTATGGTTTATTTCCGTGAAAAGAATATGCCACAGGCTTTTTGTAGCCGTATCCGTGAAAAGTATGCGGCACAATATGGTGAATTGCTTGAAAGCCAAAACAAGAAAGGTGATGCTGATTTGCGTGAAGCCTATGCTTGGATGACAAAGGCAGATTTCAAGCGTTATGATAGTTGGTATCGTGCATTGTTTGATGCACTTACAACCTATGGCAATGTAAAGAGTGCGGTTCGCAAGGTTCGTAAGCCACGTCCTGTTAGCAAGGAAAAACTTGTAAAGAAAGTCAAGTTCTTGCAAAAGTTTGATGAGTTGAACCTTGTAAGCATTAGCCCTGTTGATGTGTTGAACGCTACTGAATTGTGGGTTTACAATATTAAGACACGCAAAATTGGAAAATATATTGCCGATACTAGTAGTGGTGTGCTTGGTATCAAGGGCAGTACTATTCTTGGATATGATGCCAAGCAAAGTGTAGCTAAGACACTACGCAAGCCAAAGGAACAAATCAAAGAGTTCCAGAACAGTGGCAAAGTTGCACTTCGGAAGTTCCTTGATAACATCCGTGCTGTTGAAATTGGCTTGACAGGACGGCTGAACGGTGATACTATTTTACTCAAAGCAGTAAAATAATGATAAGCAATCTTGATCCACAGCTACGTGAGCGACTTGAAAACATTGTGGCAATGCTGGCTGTGGAGATTGATGTGCTTATGGATGACGAGGAAGATGCGGATAAAAATGCTGCACTTCTTGCAATAAGTGATGCTGTTGTAGTATTGGAAAATTATCTGTATCCTGAATTAGCAGATAATGAAAAAACAGTAAAAGTATATCGTGATGAAATATGATAGTGGATATATTAACCCACGTATTCGTTGGGTAAAGTTAGATGGTCGTAATTCTATGGTTAAACATTACAGCCATCGTATCACTGTTCGTGATAGACAAAATTGCATTAATGTTGAAAAATGGTTTGAACAAAACATTTGCGATTTGCATGACATTTATCTGTGGTCACCACATTATGCAAGTGTTTATCGTGAAAACTATGATAAACCTAAACCACAAGTTTACAAGAAACTTGAAACATACACACGCTATCAACTTTATTTGCAAGAAGAAGATTTAGTGCAATTTGTAGTAGGATATGTAGCATGACAAATTATAATCATTACCGCACTATCAACGATATGACAGGTCTTGCCAATAAAATTGGCTTTGAAATTAGACCAAACCGTGGTGCATACAGTTCTTATGCATATGAACAGAATAACGGTACGGATTTTGCACTTGCTGTTCCAAAAGATGG